ATAATAATAATAATTAAAATTTAAATCAATTTTAAGCAAAAACAAACATCCTGCCATCGCAGGTCTTACAGTTCCCGCTTATCATAGAACGACCACGCTTGTTTAGTTTATGTTTTCTGTTATTTTGTTTCATAACGCAAGACTTTGTTTTCTTACCACTCGCATGAAAGCATCTCATACATAATGCTGCTAGTTTCGGATCTTTCATCCTAACACCAATAGCCACTTTCGTTTTATTAGACGCTTTCTTTACCTTAATTTTTTTAGAACCAACTTTAACTTTCTTAGAAAGAAGCTTTCCCTTTTTCATACTCTTTGTTCTCGTACCTTTTTTTGCAACCTTTTTCGACAATCTTTTTGAAACCATATAATAGTATTGAATATTTTAATTATTAAGCATCATTCTATACATTAGAGCAACCGGGATAAGATCCTGTATAACTTTATTATCATTCTCTATACATTTTATTTGTTTATCTACATTATTATTGTTTTGTTTATCTTGAATTGTAAATTCATCATTAAAACATTCCAATTTATAATTTATATTTTCGATCATATTATTAATTTCAAGCAAACTAAGTTCAGTTTGTTTATCCATATTATCAATCGTTTTAAGATTATTTAACATTTTATCAAATGAACTCTGGAAATTTGAAAATTTCTTTTTCTCTGTTTTATAGAGTTCCATCTATTTATAATTTAGATAATATTAATTTAAATATACCGCAAATGTCTAATAGTATGCTATATAATGAATATATACCTAAAACATTTGATGATAGTATTATTCATAAAAATATTATAAAAAAATTAAAAAATATAAAAGAATTAAGAGAAAATATAATTCTACATGGACCTAATGGTACTGGAAAATATGTACTTGCTCTAATGTTGCTTGAGAATATTTTTGGTAAAGAAATATATACTAAAACCGAAAATGTTATTACAACTGGTAATAAATCATTTACATTATATAGTAGTAACTATCATTATGAATTATATCTCAAGAATTCATATATTAAATATTCTGAAATTAATACAATCATAGAAACACTTGGTAAGAATAGAAATATTGTTAATAATGGAAAGAATGTAATTCTTATCAAGAATAGTCAATATCTAAATAATGAAAACTTATTTCTTATAAAAAAGTCTATTGAAAAACAAAAATTATATTTTATACTAACAACTAATAAAATAAATTCGTTGTTTATAGGGGTAAATTCAATTTTTATGTGTATTCGAATTCCTTGTATAGATTCCAAAGAATTATTAACACTTGTTAAAGAAACTAAAAAAAAAGAAAAAATAAAAATTTTAGTGAAGGATATCAAGGAAATTATATACAATAATAAATCAAATCTTACGATGATATTATATAATCTAAAAATTTATAGTTTAACTGGTGAATTAAACTATGAAAATATATTGCATACTAAACTAGATAAAATCCTAGAATTAGTTTATAATAGAAAAGAAGAAAATATAATACCTATAAGAAAACTCTTATACAATGTATGTACTCACAATATTAGTCGTTATGAAATTTTAAAATATTGTTTTAATGATGCTGTAAAAAAATTAGATACACCACAAAAAAAAATAGAACTACTTAATTTTACTAATGAAATTAATATAAAATTATCAAGTAGTTTTAAAACTACTATACACATTGAATACTATTTAATTCATCTTATGAGTATTATAAAATAGTACAGCAATTCTTTTTAATAATTTTTTCTTCTATTTCTAAGTCTGCTCTAATAGTTGTATTTATTTCAGTATCAAAATTTTTGGTTTTTAATATACGGTCTATAATAGCATCAAATGTTTCATCTACATTATCATTATCTTTTGCTGAACATTCCATTGTAATATAGTCATATTTTTTAGAAATATTTGTTACTTCATGTTTATGTATCATCCTATGTTTTTCAAGATCTGTTTTGGTTCCAACAATAATAATAGGAAGTTCTGATTTATTAAAGAAATTTATTTTATCTATCCATTTTTCTATACTATCATAACTATTTCGGTTTGTTATATCATAAATTATCATCGCTCCATCCAGATTCCTAAAATAAACATTAATCAGATTTGCAAATTTTTCTTGACCTGCCGTATCCCATAAATATATTTTTATATCTCTATTCCCCCTTCTAACTGATATATAATGAAAATCAACCCCTAGTGTTGATGAAAATGTAGGATTAAATATGTTATTATGTTTTCTATTCAGCAGTGCTGTTTTTCCAACATTTGTATCACCTACTAAAATAAGTTTTAATTTATTCTCCATATATATTACATATACCAAAAGTTTTTCTGTGATATTTTGTAATACCGTGTTTTTTAATAGCATCTATATGTTTTTTTGTACCATAACACATATTGTTTTTCCAGTCATATACATTTAATTCTTCATTTTCATCACATAGTTTTTCAATATATTGATCATGATAAACCTTCGCAAGAATACTAGCGGCTGCTACTGGAACAAATTTTGAATCACCTTTAATTACACACGTATGAGGTATACTTGTATTTGTAGTATCTGTATACATTTTAAATTTATCACCATCTACAATAACATGGTCCACCAATACATTTAGTTTATCGAGCGAATTATGCATACATTTATAAGTTGCATTAAGAATATTAATTTTATCTATAACTGTATTATCCAATTTAGTTACTGAATAGTCAATCGCATATTCTTCAATATAATCCTTTAGCATAAGTCTCTTCCTACTTGATAATTTCTTTGAATCATCTACTATAATATTAGTATCACTTGGGTCTATTTCTTTCGGCCATACCACCGCCGCAGTAAATACCGGTCCAGCAAGACATCCGCGCGCTACTTCATCGACACCTGCTTCGACTTCATCTTCATAGAAATATGCTTTCATTTATAATTATATATAGTTATTTCTTTAATTCGTTTCCTTTTTTTTTAGCTTAATAATATAGTATAATCCAAAGTAGGGTGGCATATTATTGTGTGGTTTACCACCACCAACAGATTCAAAATCTACATCAATAGAACCTTGTAAATTATTTTCTGATACAGTAGGTATAAATGAATTACATTTAGTTGATATTCCTAATTTACTATCAGATAAACATGATTCGTTATAAACTGATTGAACTGGGTCAGTTTTTAAAATAGAACAATCTACCCTTTTATTATATACACTTGGGTCAAATGGTTTATTTTCGACAATACTCTTGACTTTACCATCTGTTCCTAATGGTGCACCATATGTATCTACACCTACTGTAAATTCTTTGTTATTTGGGCAGGTATAGGTAGTCTTTTTATAATTATCTCTTCTAGGCATCATACAAACATATGGATTTTTCCAAAAATCTATTTTCCTATAATCTTCAACCCATAGACCTCCTCCGCCCCTACAAGCCTTTATTGCGGCCTTTTGATCAAAGTCCTTCCTCCAGCCAGCATAACAACAAGGACCCCCGACCCACTTATTGTACCTCTCGGGTCCCCATTTAGGGTGGGTGAACAGTTTAAGTATCTTACTTGGACATCTCCCAGCATCTGGACCACCACTAATATGAAATCCTGGTGGACATACATTATTTATGTTTGGTATTTTTGTATCATTATAGAGTTTGTTTCCTGTGTCTAACATATATGGATTAAAGTTATGTGAATGTTTTGGCATATCACTTTCCTTTAATGTTACTGTCTCTTTACCTCCTGGAACTCCTAATTTAAAATTGTCTCCTGAACCTATAACAAATTTATCCCTTAGGTCTGGTGTCCCATTCTCTCCATCACATACCGCCCAACCTTTAGGTATTTTTTTTATATTACCATAATACCATACGACTTGTCCTTCAAACCAATAGTGATTTAATCTATATAAATCTTCTTCTGTTATTTTAAAATCAATACTATTATCTTTGTTTTTATATCTAATTTCAGTTTCATCTTTATATGGAATTTCCGACATAAAACCTAAATCTTTATCGGTTATACAGTATCCATCTATACAGAGTTCTTTAGTTTTTAACTGTCCGTCTAATTCTAATTTTTCTTTAAGGATAATTGTATTTGTTGTTGTTAGGTATTTCATTTTTAAATAATAGGACAAAGAGGTAAAATATTCGTTCGATAAATATCTTCTAAATAAAAATACTATAATTAGTATTATTACATAAATATACATTATAATAATAAAATATAAAATTAATCACAATTAAGATACACAGGTGGAACTCCAGCCTTTTGTAGTTTGTCAATTAGTTCCGTGCATCTATCTATTTTCTTAGTTTTTGGTTTTGTCTTCTGTTTTATAGGTGGTTCTATTGTTACTGGTGGTTTATAGTTTACATTTCTCATTAAAAATATAACTCTATAAAATGAAGGCATATTATCGTGTGGATTACCAACAGCAGTATCATTATTTAAACATGGTGTTCCTTCATATTTTGTTAGATAGCTAAAAATCCAATTCGGTGTTGGATAAAATCCTATTCTGGATTCATATAATTTTTGTTTAGGGGTTATTTTAGTAGTTGTTCCTGAGTAACAACATTTACAAGGACCACAATCACCACCTTTTTCATTATATTCATATTTTAGTCCGTCTTCTCTATCAGTTCTTTCACAAACTTCTTTGGGTTTTTTATCAAGAGCAAGTAAATTTAGGTCATCTTTCGACCATTTATAACACTTTTTTTTATCATCTTCTTCTTGACTCGGTTTATTCCAAAATAAATCATGAATTTCCTTGTATTTGTTATAACATACTTTATTGTCTAATGTTACTGAAATATTTTCAGGAGATAATTTAAAAATTCCCAAAGATTTTCTTGGGCCGCCTCGTTTCCCCTTTTTCTCCCACGTCCAGGACACCGCTTGAAAGACATTATAGTTAATAGGTTGTGCCTCCGTCGCATCCGTATTATGGCAATTTTTACAGGCATTACCAGTAGGTCCAACATAATAATCATTGTTAGATTTTACGTTTGTTTTAACAAATTCTGGGTATAAATTTGTTTCTGTTCCTAGTTTATTTCCATTCTCGTCTTTAATAAGTATTGATTTCATCCACATTTTTGTTTTATCTTTTATATTAATTTCACTTTCCCAGTGTCTTGTATCTCTAAAATATATACAGGTATTACTACACACACCAGCAACACCACCAGACCCCGCATTATCTTGTCTAAATCCAACCGCTTTAATTTTATCTTTATTTTCATATAAAATATCATAAAATGGAACTGGTTCATAAATATCAGTATCTATAAATTCTATTTCTTTTTTTAGGGATTCTTCTCCTATTTCTTTTTTTGGGGGTTCTTCTTCTATTCTTTTTTTTAGTTTTTCTTCTTCTATACTTTCTTTTGATTGTTTTGATATTTTATTTCTGTATTCAATTCTACCATTACTATCTTTCTTAGTTGCATAAATATTTGAAACACATTCCTGTAGATTATTTCCAGGTATATAATCCTTTCCTAATTTTAGTGGGTTTCCAAAACCATCAGTTTTACACATACTTGCAACTCCATCGCCGTATTTGCCTAAATGGTCTCCATGTCTTCCATATCTTATATCTCCTACCTTTTCTGGTTTACTCGTATCTAATTCCTTTGCCGAAGAAGGGAAAGCCATATTATGATTGTGTCTAGGTAATTCAGCTAATGTAAGAGAATGAGTTTTTTCTCCACCTGTATCATCCTGTTTATATTTTGTTCCGGCACCGACAATAAATCTATCCTTTAAATTGGGTGTACCATTTTCTCCATCGCATACATACCAGTTAGGTGGTATTTTAGATAGTTCTCCTGAATAGGCAATAATAGTTCCATCATTCCAGTAATTTTTTAGATTCTGTAAATCCGAAACATCAATACATTCTCCATCCTCATCTGGTAAACACATTTTGGAATTATAATGTAGAGGGAGTGATTTAAATGCAATAATATCTTCCT